AATAAAATCATTTTAAATAGTTCAGTATTCTAGCCTCTGCAGGATGAGCATGAATCCAATCATGACAGTTTCTACATACGCTCAACCATGTAGACTGTACCAAATAGAAAGCATCCCTGTTAGAGCCGGCATATGTATGGTGTACATCAGTACTACCATTCATACAACCGGCTACAGAGATCTGACATATTGGATTTTCAGTAAGAAACCTTTCTCTCAGTTTAAGATACTCAGCATCTTTCTTTTTCTTTTTAGAAGAAACCTGAGGGACTTTATAGTCGTTTGGTTTCTGTGCACTGTCACTATTAATGGCTTTTTGGCAACTCCAGCAATATTTACAGTATTTAAATCCCTCATGGTTCTTCCATATGACTGTCTGTTTACCACAGCCGTCACATTCTTTAAGCTTTGACTTCATATTTTAATCTAGGTAATGCTAATGGTGCATCTTTTAAATCCAAAAAGTTTTTTGGTAAGATACCTTCAGCAATAAAGATAGCAATAATATCTTGCTTCTCAATACCTAAATCTTTAAAAGTTAAAGTGTTCTTAAACTTCTCATCTGTCTCAGTATCAGCCAATAAGAACTGAGTAATGGGACTATTTGGGAAGAAAGTGTTAAAGATTGCATTAGAATATTGAATGGTTATTTGCTGCTTAAACTTATTAAGTGTAATCTGAGCACGCTTATAAACATTAATAATCCGTTGCTTTTTCTTACTACACATAGTAGCAAGTTCTTTCTCCGTAAGAGCATCTAAACCATAAAGTGCTCTCTTGTAGAGATAATTCTGATAGGCTGTAAACCCATCTTGTTCATACTGCACATAAGTCTTACCTGCATACAGTTGGTAATTTCTTACCTGTTCTTTTAGCTTTTCCATAATATACATTGGTTTAATCATAAAATAGAAAAGGGGATATTTCTACCCCCTAATCACATCAATCAACAACTTTCTATCCGTTGATAGAAAACTCTTCATTAGGTTTCATTGCAGAAACTTTCTCTTCTTCTTCTTTGTAAGCATTACGTAATTCAGATACATTATCATGTTGTACCCAAGTATCTGGTGCTTTGTCATTAAATGTGAATCTAGTTCTACGGTAAATAGGTGCACCATCTACACGGCATACAATACCTGTTTTACCTGCAACTTTAAGATCACGTTCAGGATTCTTTTTGTTAAATGGGGTCAATGACTCTTCAATAACAACTTTACCTGGAATTTCTTGACCTTCATAAAATGCTGCCTCCTTTAAGTCATCAATAGGAGCAGTTACTAATGCAGTAACAGGTCTTGCACTTAAGAAGCCAGTCTTTTCATCAGTTAGAAATCTTGTTTGTTTAACCCTAATGTATCCAAACTCAGGATTCTTTGATAGGTTAATAACGCTTTTTGTGGCATCATCTGCCAATACAATAACTTTTGTATTCATAATAATAAATTAAATAGTGAATGAAAATGTGAGTAGATTACTATACCATTAGTTACTCTAGCTAATAGTAAGTGTTTATTGCTAATGCAATATTATATATCAGAAGGACTTGATAAATCTATTATGTCATCAAATGGTTCATCATCTGATGCTCTTTCCTCTAAACTATCATCATCTGGAAAATAGTCAAAGTCATAGTACTGTTCTTTAGTGTTTTCTAAAACTGCTGAATCACTAAAAGGATTTAGAATGTGCTCGCCAAAGTCAATAGACATAAGGTATTGAATGTCTTCAGAGTTGAGCTCAAGATATTGCTCAATGGTTATATGAATAACCTTACCGTTTGGTAGCTGATATAACATTCTATACACATAAAGTTTAGTAAATGTATGATATTAAATCTTACACAGCTTAAACTAGTGTTTAAAATCTGACATTATATAGCTAAACAAGGATAAAGAGAGGGATAATTAGTCCCTCTCTGTACTCCTTTGTTAGGAAAAGCATACCAACAGATATACTATCTTTAAAGCTCTTCTATAACGCTTAGTACTTGATTGTAAGCTACAAACCCTGTATCTTCAAATGTTTTATCATTATCATCTACATTCATAAAGTTTACAAGATATGTAGTGTAATCACCAAAACCCTTAAACTCCTTGATTAGAGCAGTAGCATGTCCACTAATATTAAGCAGACCAAGTTTTTTCATACCCTCTACATTGGCTTTATAACTCAAATCACGTGGATTTACTGTAATCATAGTACCATTAGGTAATACTTCTGGTGCAGCACCCATAAAATATGTCTTAAAGAATATAGATGATAGTCTTTCATTAGGTGCAATAATACTTGTTAGTGCTTTTGCTATCTCTACTCTATTAGGATGATCAATGATCTTCTTAATAGCATTAAACATATCTGTTTCTTCTAGTTCTAGTTTAATTTTAGTCATTTCTCCTCCTATAATCTCTAATTTTACTTAACAAAGCTTCATTAAAGTTAGTAAACCAACTTTCTCCTCCAATTTTGGTACCTACATTAGGAGTCTCAGAGGATAGACACTCTACCCTCCTTGCTCCTGTTCTAATAGGTTGACCATCATTGTCCACCAGATTAAGCTCAAAATTGAACCCAATAACTGATGTGAAGATCTTACTCTCCATAACTAATTTTACTTAAAATAGCACTCAATGGATTGCACTCAAGATCACGCATTTTACATAAAACAGACATAACAAATACAACCTCATTAATATGGGCGCATTCAGCTACAACTGATTTACAACTTGAACTAAACAAATCTTCATTCTTGTAACTCTTATAAGCTAACTTCATTAGCTCATCTTTTCTTTCATCTGTAATTCCAAGCATCTCTTGGAAATCAGTTTTGTCCTCACCAATAATAAGTACTTCAAACTTATTATTCTTTGGATAAGTTTTTTTCTTGTTGAATAGTTTTCCTAACACATTCATAATCAGAATTTTAAGTGAATAAATAAGACATAAAAAAGCCCCTAATTACTTAGAGGCTCTGTGATTCCAACAGGAGTCGAACCTGTAACCTACACATTAGAAGTGTGTTGCTCTATCCAATTGAGCTATGGAACCAATATTACTATGACATCATATAGATAGTCATAACAATAACAAAGATAACAAATCCACCTAGCATAAACCTAAGTGGAATCATTGCTATCTCATGTTCAAGTCTATCAATCTCTTCTTCAATAGACATTTGTATACATTGAAGTTCACCAAGATGATAACTTTTTACATCTGGGTCAGCATCAGAAACTTTTGCTTCTGCTATTTCCCATTCTAATTCAGCCCACTGAATTTTTAAATTTCCTAACTGTTGTTTCTTTTTTCCTAACATAGTTCTATAAATTATCTCTTTCTAATACAGCTGATATGCTATCAATAGGGCAGAAGTATGTGTGCCTATCTAAGCCTTCAATGATTGCTGAATTACCCTTCAACTCAATAAAGTATTCAGGATCAACATGTATTGTGCGGTGTTGTGTTAATGAACTAATTAACCAGCCACCAAATAGTCCTAATGCAAAGTAGGACACTACAAATAAACTATTTCTCTTTTCCATAATTTTTAAATTGCATCAAAGTTTGGTAAATCAGAATCAGTAACTAAATCATCTAAGAATTTAGTTTTCTGATCCATTAGTCTTTCAATCTTAGCATCAAGCTTTACTATGTGAAAGTCTCTAAGAAAAGAATCAAGACGGCTATGGTGTACAATACCTTCAATTGCTTGACCATATTTGCCATTATCCCAAGTACAAAGACCTGGATATTTTTTTACTAAATCTAATGCTTGTTTATTAGATAGTTTAACATTAAGCTTAACAAGGATTTGTTCACCAAATGATGTGTAACCAAAAGGAATTTTATTTCTCATGAGTATATTTTTTAGTTGAATAAAATAGTCTCCTAGTGATAAAGATATATAGCCAAAGACAAATTCAAAATCTAAGTCAAAGACCTTCTCTTCTTCAAAGGCAAAAACAAAAACTAAGTCTAGATTGTGTCAGCCAATTTGCAAGTGTATCTGCAATAACCTGTCTGACGGAGAGTTCTATCTCAGTAAAGTTTGAAGAGAAGCGGTTCATATAAGATGATTAATAAATCTTAAGAATGTAAGGGCGCATAACCCGTTCTTGCTATATCTTGTGATCTTTATCACTAGGTGTAAAGAGCAAGAGAATCAGCTTCTGCCTATCTCTTGCTCACCTATAAGCTCCTAGTTCTCTGGAGTAATGAACATGTCAATTACACCCTGAAATCTAGGATCAACACTAATTCTTAGTGCAGCAGCATCTTTAATTGCCTTCTCACGGTTGGCATTAAAAGATGAAGTCTCAGCTATTAACTGAGTGCGGTATGTATTCATAGCAGCTCTGTATTCTTCATTAATACGTTGCTCCTCTAATTCATAAGCTTTTGCTTTATCAGCATTTTCCTTCTGAATACGTGCATTCTCATCACTGACCAAGTTCTTAACCTTGGCTTTGTAATAGTTTACACGTTGCTCATAAGTTCTATGCTCATTAGCAATTTGCTCATGAGTAGCAAGCAACTGCTGTGCAGTATGATGCTTCTGAACCTTAACTGGTGTTTTCTCACCATCTTTAACATTCATCCACTCAATAGCAGGAAGATCAGCTAACTGCTTACGCATCTGAGTTAACTTACCACCTTTGTGGATGAATTGACCAAGATGAGCAGCATATGCTTCAGCCATCAAGTACTCATTGTACTCACTAGCAGTAAGCTGAGACCAACCCCAATTCTCACCTACAGAGTTACTGATGTGAATATCAGGATACTCTGGACGCTCAGGCTCTACCAGATTAGAGCTATCAAATCTAGAACTTTCAAGTTCTGTAATGATGTCAGCTTTCTCTCTGATTGCTTCCATCAAGAATGCTTGAGTAGCATGTAATTTACTCTTCTCTTTGAGTAACTCAAGAACTGTAGATGGCATAGCATATGGAGTTTCTAACTCAAATGTCTCACCAGCAATCTTAATGGACTTACTAGAGACATTGTAAGAATCCAACTCACGTTGCATTTCTTGTGCACGTTGGTTGCACAGGTTAGAAATAGACTGTGCTTGGGACATAGAAAGTCCTTTTGTAGATAAATTTTTCATAATCAGAATTGGTTAAAAATAAATAAATAGAAAATAAATAAATAAATAAAATACAATCAGAAAAATAGTGTTGGCTCCCAGATCTTCTCAGCCCCGCACTATAAACGGACAATCTTTTTGTTCTCATACAGATAGATTTATCCTGCGTTCTCCACAGTGCCATTCCAATAGTATTGCTACTACCCAGAGCCATGCGTCCTCTGTATTGTTAATAAAAATGCATGCCTATTTCATGGTCACATGCTCCCAATAACCCCTCTGCACTCAGTTGTAATAACATCTTTATAGGACAAATCCCCGAGAGCTTATCCTCAGTGTCCATTACCTGCATCTTGCAATTTACTGCAGTTTAGGTGGTAGCTAATTGCGTAGCATAGATTTGTCTACCCGCTTATACTCTATAAAGTTTTGTAGTTATTACAACTGCTAACCCTTGGGAAGTTAGTTGTGGTGCATTAATTCAGTCCTTAAGGCATATGGACCAAAGCCTCTCACTTGTCTGTTATGGTGAGCCAACGCCAGCAGCTTACTGGATAGGATAGATTCACTAGTTTATAGTCAGAACAATCTCCAAACAAACTGACTTTTTCTTAGTGTAGCTAGGCCTACGTATCATTTCCTAGATTAGTACTCCTATAAGGTTGCAACCCTTAACATCTTTGCCATATTCTAATGAGTTAGCCTAATGGGACTCTGTAGCGGAAAGAACTATAGTACCTGCTTGGATAGGAGTTAATAAAAGACTAAAAGTTGTAGAGAGAATGCACCAATATCTCTACCTTTCAATACTATATAAATGCATTTCTTCTAACAACCTCACATGTATCCCTACATGCTACAAAGAAAGCTTTTAGTCTTATTGGATGGTTTTTTCGTACTCTCACAAGGTTGCAATCCTTGACTTAATTTTCCATACCACTGATGGTGTGCAAGTTACTGCCAATATCAACAATGTATACTTTATACACCTCTTCAGGTGTCCTGCTTGGATGAGAGTAATAAAACATTTAATACACAGATACAAGGAGCACAGTGTGAATGGGTGAATTCTCCTATGGACGAAGTATCCAAGTATTAAATGTTAAATTATATGCTATTCTCAATTGAAGTTTCCTGAGATGCATTATCTGCATCTTGTCTTCTCTCTTCATAGCATTGCTGACACTCATGAAATTCATCACAAGTGCAGGTTAATTCCGGACTAATACTGTATAACATATACATATCTTGAGCATCTTCAAACATCATAGTATATAGTATTAGAATTGTAGTGCTAATAAGAGAGTTTCTCTAATAGCTTGTAGTTCTTCAATAGAACTATTTTGAAGTACTTGTTCTTCATGTGGAGTTACTTCATCTCCTGTTAATCTCACTGAGAGATCAATAATCTGTTGAATCATGTGTTGAGCAATCATAAGTATATAATTAAGGATAAATAATCAAAATAAATAGACTACTCTGCAAGAGAGTAGTCCATTCTCATTATTACCACTAATCCAACTGCTGGATGTTGGTATCTGTGGATTTCCCGGAACCCTTGTTTCTCTTTATCTTCTATAAGAGAAGAAATAGATACATTAAGAGATAATGCTTGATCCTCTGTAATACTAACATCATTGTTAAATGTATAGTCAGAAGGATTAAAGGGTTTAGTAAAGTCTACTATAGAGTCATTCAATAGTTCTTTCATTCCTTGTGGTGTAATGGTTATTTCCATTTGTATATGTATTTGTGAGTTAATAATCAAAATAATGAGCAGTTTAATATCTTACTCAGGATAGTAGTCTGGATTGCTAATCCATAGTATAGGGAATTACATACTCAAAGCAATAAGAGTAAAACCACTGACTGTGTTTCATGTAATCTGTACCTATCATTTGTTCAAGGTTACTGATTAGTATAATTCCGGAAGATGTTACTGTGCTCTTCTTACTGTATATAGTAGTAGTAGTAATAGTAATAAGTATAGTATATATATAGATAATACATATAGAGCTATGTTAGTACTCATGTTAGCTATATATAGTAGTATTTATGTCTGAAATACACATTTTGTAGTACTTACTATGACCGTAAGAACAGGAAGTGTTTTTCTGTCACACTAATTGTCTCTCATTCTCACAAAAAATTACCACTGATAATCAGGCACTTAGCTTAAGTTGGTCTCATTTCTGTATATATAGAGTACAAGACAAACTAACAGTACTATTACTTACTGTGACCGACACAGTACACCGCATCCTCCACCGCAGTTACAAGCGGCAACCAAGCCTGAGCCTTTAGGCTCATACACCATGGGTCTGTACAAAAAGAAAAACCCTGCACTTCCGTGCAAGGTTCTTCCCCCAAGAATTACTTCTTCTGAACTTTGTCAAAATCAGCAATCTCCAACAGTGACATGTCAATGCCAAAGTCTTCCGCAGTAGCTTGAGTAGCTCTGTCAAGGTGAGATAATACAAGCAAAGGTAATTTACCTGCTACTTGAATGATCTTGCCAAGGTACGTAGTACCAACAGACATGCCGTAATTGTAGTTGCTTTGGTATACCAAGCATCCACGTTTTACAAGATCACCCGCAACATTCTCATACTGCACAGTGGCAGGATAGAAGTTGGTACCTTTGCTGTTAGGAATAGCATCTTTAGCAATTGAGATTAACTCACCTTGCATAGAAGCAACTAACATCTTCTCACCCGTGTTTGGGTTTGTTTCTAATTTAAAATCATACTTTGCCATAATGATGGGGTTTTAAGTAATTAATAAATAAACAATAATCCCTAACAGTTAAAAGCGGCAAATAAGCCTGTTGCGCAGCAACATTCACAATGGGTCAATCAGAGTTAGTATAAGAGCACTATGCTCCTATACTAAACTCCAATGTTGGAAGCTCACGTACTTTTGTTAAAGGTTTAATGTTCATAAAAACAAGATTCCTATAAATCTTACTCCTATGAAGCTTACTCCCATCAACAGTTTCCACTTTAACAATACAGCCTATGTTTAACTTGTTAAGGTCAGAACCAAAACAATTAGCTGTATATACATTACCATTAGCAACTACATTGCATGCTTGGTAAATGTTTCCGTTTTGAGCTACTTGTGCTTTACTTGCAAAGCCTACAAAAATTGCATTCATAATAAACAGTTTAAGAATTAATTATAGTTAAAAGCGGCCTGAGTATAGTTAATAAAAAAGGGGACTATGTCCCCCTTATTACTATTTAAAGCTAAAGCCCTCAAAGATGATTAATCCATCTTCAGTAGTTCTGAGCCTGCCTTGCACTTCACCAAATGCACTGATATGGTTAAAGTACTTTTTATGCATAACTGCACTAACAGGGTTAATGTCATCAAATGAACTAATGTTTACTACAACATTGTTTCTGTGACTAATAACTTTTGCTTTGCAGTTTTCTGCGGTCAAGGTAATTAATTTTGATTGCATACTATATAGTTTTTGAATTCATAGCAGTTAAAAGCGGCCTAAGTATTGTGGGTCTGTGGTAAAAAAGAAAAGCAGAATTACTCTGCTTTATCTTTTAACACACACAGCTCAAAGAATATGTACTCACCTGCAGTTGAGGTCTTGTACTTCTTAAGCTTGCCAATGGTGATCCATTGGTTGATTGTCTGTTGCATCTTGGTCAGAGTTTCTGAATCAGTAACCAAGATTGTTTTGAATATTACTTTGTGCATACAAATCAATTTAAAAGTTCAAGAACAGTTAAAAGCGGCCTATGTGGAAATAAATACCCTCTACTTTTACATAGAGGGTGTTGGTTTCGCTAGAGCACATGTTTGAGGTAGAACCATTCACAAACTAACCCTGTTGCAATTTTTCATACAACTACTAATAACAGTTACAAGCGGTTTTTTCCACAGGAATAAAATCTTCCTTCTGCTGTCTGTTTTCAGTTTGGTCCTCAGAATTCATAGGGGGTACCCACCCAGCTCCGCCACCCCGGGGGGTGCTGCGCTAATGGGTCACCTCCCCCTCCTATATACTACAAAACCATTTACCGTAGGCATTTGTTTCTTCCACCAGAATTACATATCTTTACAATGCTACAGGTTGATTGTCCCGGGGGTTTCTTCATTCGTTTACCCCTGGGTAATCACAATAAGGTACCATATGAAGATTGTGTTTGACCATATTAAAGGTTTTGGTAAAGTCAGTGACCTGGAGGTTATTGTTAACTGCGTATATGGTATCTTAGAAGATGAGACTTCTACTCAGGCTTTGAAGGAAGGCTGGATTCCCTGGGAGGGTAAGTGGTATAATGAAAGGAGTACCCGCTTGGATTTATCAGTATACAAACCAAGTAAGACTACAAGAAGACTTTGTAAAAAAGTTACTATACAAGCTGGTAACATAGAGGCTAATCTAGAAGAGTATACTAAGTTGCATAAAGCGTACTGTGACTATCATGAATTTAATAGAGATATAAGTCTGGATTCTTTTAAGGATTGCCAGGTTATAGAATACTGGACAGATGTACTAGTAGGTATTAGTATATATAGACAGTTTGAGAATCAGTTTGTGGCTTATCAGTTTATATGGGATTACCAAGACCCGAAACTTTCTTTGGGTACAGTAGCTCAGTATTATGAATGTGAGACAGCTAAGTTATTAAACTGTGAGTATGTATACTTACTAGGTGGATATGAGTTATGTTGCTTATATAAATCTAAGTATCCCGGGTTTGAGTTCTGGACAGGTGCAGAGTGGTCAAAAGATATTGAACTTTACACAGAACTAGTAACTAGAGATGAGAAGATAATTATCACCTTATGATATATGAGCCACATAATAGAATAGAGGTAAATACACCTAAAGGTCCAGGAGTTATTTGGCTTGTTACAGAGTATGGACATGAGACCGACACAATTTATACCGTAGTGATAAATGATACTGGAGAATTCTGGCAGTATACTCATAAGGATATAAGGGCAAAAAATAACCTGACATATGGTAGAGTTATAAAGTAATTGATTATCTTGTATTATAAATTAATATACTATGGCAAAGATTAAAGAAGGTACTACAAAGTTGGCTAAGGTAAGAGTGTCCAGGCCAGGTGTTCATGCTAAAGCAAAGACTAGCAAGTTGAAGAAAAGCAAGAACTACAAAAAAAGTTATAGGGCACAGGGGAGATAGAAATATTTTATATATTTGCTGTGTTCATAATGAATTAGTTATCGGTTAAAAACTATGAAAAAGCTCAGATCAAAAGTCTGGGCTTTTTTATTTAGAAAAGTTTTTTATATTTGTGCATGGCACAGAAGTTTAAAAAGAAACCCGTTGTTATTGAGGCAGTTCAATGGACTGGTCAAAATCAGTTTGAGATAATGAACTTTTGTAAGACCTGTTACCTGACCAGTAGTGGTACAGTAAAGGACTTATACATTGATACCCTAGAGGGAGACATGTTAGCCAATGAGGGTGATTACATTATTAAAGGAGTAGCCGGAGAGTTCTATGCATGCAAGCCGGATATCTTTGCTCTTACATATGAGAATGTATGACCCAACATCAGTTGGACATATGGCAGAAACTAGCAAGTGAGTCAGAAACCAACTTGGAAGCACGTATTAAATTTGATAAATATATGGAAGAACAACAAGAAGGAGTTGTAGGGATCAGAGAAGTAAGAGTCCCTTCATTCGGAGAGCAGTTAGTAGGGTTAAGTTTTAATCCAAGTGGAGATGCAGATGTACATAGAGTAAAAGAATTAGCAGCAGAGATGGCTGAGATTCTAAAGCGAAGATACTCTGAGGATAAAAGAACTCCAGTAAAAAGTCTTTTATTTGATCATGCGGTAGGAGAGATTCTTAATGCTCAAATGAATGTAGTTAAAGTAATCACAATGAACCCAAAAGAAAATGAAACCGTTTAAAACATTAAGAGGAAGAGCAATCTTATTAGACCTTCCAAAAAGAAAAGAGTCAGTAATCCAGTTAAGTGCTAAGGATGAAGAAGCAATGATGGCTGATGCTGTAAAGATGTGGAACAAACTTACCGTGTTTGCAATTGGTGATAAGGTAGAAGACGTAGCTGTGGGAGACCAAGTATATGTACGTACCAGTGCACTAAACATGGAAGTAGTAGAACGCATTGATGTTGATGGAGAAGTTAAACTAGTCCTCACTGAGGGAGATGTTGTTATAGTATGGTAAACTTTAGTCAAGAATCAAAGGAGTATGAAAAGATCATCTGCTCCAAAGAGGAGATCTCTGGTACCCCTCTTGATATTAGTTCTCGTATTATTATTGTTAATGATGCTACAAGACCTAATCACTACGGAGGAAAAGACAACCCCTATGAGGTCTTTAACGTACTAGAAGCTTGGAAATTGGATAAAGATTTTTATCTTGGTAATGTAATTAAGTATGTTGCTAGAGCTGGTAAGAAGAATAAAACCACTGAGAAAGAGGATCTTCAAAAAGCTTTAGTATATTTACAAAGAAGAATTGATTCGTTATGATCTGGTTAGAACCTGTTATGTTAATGCTTGGTGTTAGTGCACTAGCTTTCTTTTGGATAGTTATTAATGCTATGACAAGACCTATTTATAACAAGGTGTATGATATGTACCATGAAGATGAAAGAGGCCGGATTATTGCTAACTGGACTATAGGAGCAATGATTATAGTGTCTTTCTTATTAGGATATATGTTAGGATAATGCTCGACTCCTACCCTGTCAAAAGATCCTCAGTTATGCTGGGGATTTTTTTATTTGGTTAAAATTTAGTATATTATAGTATGGCGGAATTTACTAAGCAAGGTACTGTTGCAGTCACTGGTACAATATTACATACCGGAGTAGAAAGGGGTGTGTTATCAAGTGTCTCCAAAGTAATGACCATAAGAGTTAATAATCCTGTGGCATATGACTTTATATTATCAAGATATAATGCCGCTACAGCTACAACAGTTCAGTTATATGAATTAACCCTAAGCGCTGGAGATACTCTTACGGATAACTTAATATATGTACTAGAAGCAGGAGATGAATTAATAGCCTATTCAAATGTTGTTGGGACAACATATTACGTATATGGGGTAGAATAATGCAGGTTACAGATAAGAATGGTAATGTATATGGTTGGAATGGTCTTGAGATAAATGGACCAGATGGAAAACCTAAAGGACCCGGAGGAGGAAGTCCTGGTACTATTATTATAGTTACTACAAGTCCATTTACTCCTACGGCAGGTGAATATTATATATATGTAGACATGTTAACACCATGTGTTATTAATCTACCTAGTATAGCTTCATCTAACCCTAATGGGTATAACATAAAAAACATTGGAGAAAGTACAGTGAAAATTGTACCTTTATCTCCGGAACTTATTGATGAAGAGGCAGAAATAAACATTAAGAATGCCTATACATCACTTGAGTTAGTACACACAACAACTAATTGGTATATAGTATGAGTTATATTGATGTTAAAGAGGTCAACCTCTTAAATGAAGATGGTCAAGTAATTAATCCAGCACAGGATGAAACTATCATTTTGCTTAGAAGAATTGCAAAACTTTTGGAACCTATGGGTACACAAGATATTAACCAGAGACAAAGGATTACAATTAGTTCTGCTGAAACAGGTTTTACTACGTCATTTTATGGAGGTGTAGATGCAAGATTTCAATTAATTGATTGGGCAAAAACAAACTATAATACAGGTATTAGAGCAAACTTAATTTTCTCATAATGGCATTTACTAATAATCTCAAGGTACAAATTGACCAACCTGTATGGGAATGGACAAGGTTTTCTCCACAAACATTTAACAACGCTGCTTCTGGTTTTGCAACAGCTATTGATGGATCAGATAGATATATTTATTATCAGCTTACCAGTGTAATGTATAGATATGATACTTGGAGTGATGGTTGGGCACAGTTAATTTCTCCTACATATTACAACACTTCAAATGTGCAATCAATGGTTTATTCCAAGTCTCAAGGAAACAGAGGTAAAGTATTAGCTGTACCATCAAGTTCTCAGTTAACTATACCTTCACTTATATCAGGAGCTAAATTAGTAGGCCAGAAAATTAGAATTACATCAGGTACAGGAGCAGAACAAACAAGGACTATTACTGCAGCAACAGATCCCATTAATGTAGAGTCTGGCGTTAACAGCTCTGGATCTTCGACACAACTTACAGATGTTACCAAAAGATGGCAAATTAATCAATGGGTTGGTTATTCAGTTAGAATTACTTTTAGTAATAACTTTTCATTTCAAAGAACAGTATTATATAATACAGTTGATACACTAGTTTTTAATGATGGTAACTATTATGGTTATGAACCTTGGGATAACCAAAACTTTATTTCAACATTTTCAAGTGCATTTTCAACATATGAAATTGCAAGTCAGACAATAACCGTTGATACACCGTTTACTGTAACTCCTGCTGCAAATAGTAGGTTCATGATTATGTCAGGTGTAATATGGTTGTTGTCTTCACAAGGGGGTGCACCGTTTTTAACATGGCAAATGTATGATGTTCTTACAGATGTATGGTACCAAAAAACAATGTCTAATAACATCTTTTCCGCAGGTATTGGTACTGAAATAGCAATAACACCAATGGATGAAGTTGAGGCTGCTTATGTAGCTAGTACTGCAACATCAGCAACTACAAGAAGACTTACTGACACAACTTTAACTCTTACAACAGACATATACCGTAATTACCAAATTAGATTAGTTGGAGGAGTAGGGGCAGGTCAAAGAAGGAGAATTGTATCAAACTCATCTAACACATTTGAAGTAGACAGCAAATGGGATGTTACTCCTAATGCTACTACACAATATGAGATTTGGCCAGATACAGATTTGATTTACTTTGTAGGAAACGGTCAAGCATTAACATTAGCATATGATATTGAATCAG